TCTATGATGAGGAACAGTATCTCAGAAGTGAGTTTGTTAAAACATTGAATCCGGAAACATTTGATATGATTGCCGCGTACGGCATCCGAAATTCACATCTTACCTCGATCCAACCCACAGGAAATAGCTCATGCTTTGCCAATCTAGTTAGTGGAGGGCTTGAGCCGGTATTTTTGTCCGGATATGTTCGTACCTCTATTCAGCCAGTAGCTCCTGAAAAACTATTTCTTCCAACCGAGATTGATTGGGAGGCAAAAACCTACGAAATCCAGTGGGTAACAGGAACTCCGGAGCAGAATTGGCAATGGACCAAGGAAGGCGATGAAAATCTTCTAGCTACTATATTTGAAGACAAAACCTGGAAGTTTGATCGTTCTCGTGGCTTATTGAAAGAGGAATGGGTAGAAGACTATGGTGTTTCTTATTTGAAAAAAGAAAAGAAGTGGAATCCAGATGCACAGTGGGCCTCATTTACGACAGACTTAGATGTAGATGCCCATGTGAACACTATGGCTATCTTTGCTAAGTGGGTAGACTCCGCTATTAGTAAATGTGTCTCAGAAGATACGAAAATATATACTGACCAAGGACTCTATCGTATTAAGGACTTACTGAATGAAAAACCAAATAAAGAGGGATTTTACGACCCTAAACGAAACTTTACTATTTTAGATGAAAATGGAGAACATCAAAAAATAAAGAAGGTATACTATGGAGGACAGAAATACACAAAGGAAGTAACCTTTAGTAATGGTATGAAAATAACATGCTCTGAAAATCACAAATTTAAAACTAATTCAGGATGGCTTGCAGTAAAAGATTTAACCATAGGTGATAAGGTTCAACAAAGGATAGGAACTATTCTAACCCCGACTAATTCTCTACAGAGCTGTGATCGGCCCGATTGGTATAATTGTATTGAATATGATTTTCCGGCGGTTATGACCAAAGATTTAGCTAAATTCATAGGGATGTGGCTTGCAGATGGCTTTACATCTGATAATTCGGTTGGTATTGTAGAAAAGGATGACAGTGTCCGATTAGAATGTGAAAGACTATTTCCGGTCATTTTTGGTACAACGGCTAAGATATCTACAGATAAACGTAGCGGAGTAAGAACGCATCAAATACATTCACGAGCCCTGGTTAAATATTTCCGACAGCACTATGGCAAGGACTGTGTTAGTAAAACCTGCCCCAGTCAGATCTTTCAATCTCCTCGTGAGGTAATTATTGAATTTTTAGCGGGAGTAACATTAGACGGCTATATACAGCAGGATAATCTGGTATTATATGAGGGCTACTCGGAGGGTCTTGCTTTAGATATTTCCTACCTACTACACATTTTAGGCTACGAATATTGGTTGGGCACAAAATATGTTAAACAGGGACGAAAATCTAAATTTTCCTACTGTATCAAAGGCTATTTAACAGACAAACAAATTTTACCCATCGAAACCCATAAGCAAAACTATACGACAAGGGGACAAAGAAATAGACAAACTCTTATCTCCACCCCAAATAAATTACCAAAATCTAATCATCCTCAATATTATTCGTATAGAAATTTACGCAAGGCTATAATGCGTGACGGACTGGTTAAAACGTCATTATTAGATAAATTAAATTATGACTATGATCCTGAACTATCATTGTGTGCTGTGACATCTATAGTAGACGATGGAAAACACGACCTATATGATTTAGAAATAGAGAATACACCCTCTTATTTAATAAATGGAATTGTGAGCCATAATACAATAAATCTTCCGAATGATTATCCTTTCGAAGATTTTAAACAGGTCTATACCAAGGCATGGAAAAGGGGAATTAAGGGCTTTACAACTTATCGTGCCGGGACTATGGCTAGTGTATTAGCCTCTCAGTCTTCTTTAGACGAAGGACATAAAGTGCTGGCTGATATTGAGCGGCCTAAAAAATTAGAGTGTGATGTACATCATATTTCAGTAAAAGGAGAGAAGTATTTCGTACTAGTGGGACTATATGAGGACCAACCATATGAGATCTTTGCCGGTAAGAATGGGTTTATTGGTAAACAGGTCAAGAAGGGTGAAATAATTAGGATGGGCCGACCTAAGGGGCTATATAAGGCTGTCCTAGAGGATGGCTTAGAGATCTCTCCAATCAATGCTACCTGTTCCGCCGAAGAAGATGCTCTAACCCGTATGGCTTCCCTAAGTTTACGCCTAAGCTCTAATATGCAGCTTATTGTTCAGCAACTTGAAAAGGTTAAGGGTGATATGCACTGCCTAGCTAAAAGTATGTCACGAGCAATCAAAAAGTATATTCCAGATGGTGTGAAAGAGGATGGAAGTTGTCCAGAATGCACTGCTAAAGATAGTTTAATCCGTCAAGAGGGCTGCATAACTTGTACTCAGTGTGCATATTCTGCTTGCCTATAACTCTCTGACCGGTGTATACTATAGGGTATGACAATACCATTTGGTGGATATTAAGGGGATTGAGCATGGGAAGTAAATATCATAGCCCTCAGGAGCTACTAGAAGCATACAATAACGGATTGGTTGGTGCTAAGTGTGATCCGGAGGATATAAAGAAACTACTAGGAGAACTAGCCTCACCCTTGTTTGGAGCGGCAGCATATGACCTCTCAGAGAGCGGGGTAGGAAAGCTTAGCCTACCATTCAGATCTCTACTCAAGTTTGACCCTAATTTTGGCCCAGCCGAAGCTCAGACTGACTCTGATTGTGTAGCTCACGCCACAAGAAATGCTGTAGATATCACGCGAGCCGTAGAAATTGACATTTTGGGCGAATCGGAGGCGTTTATAGCACGCGGAGCAACTGAAGCTATCTATCAGGCCCGAGGACATTATGGTGCAGGCATGAACTGCTCAGAAGCTGCCCGTTATGTTAATGGGGAAGGTGGTTTATTAATCAGACAAGACTATGGGGACATAGATCTATCAGAATATGACTCTAATTTAGGGGATCGGCATAAGATTCCAGACTCAATTTATTATGACGAGGCTAAAAAACATCCCGTAGATACAATTTCTCTAGTGACGACAGTGGAGGAAGCTCGCGATGCCTTAGCTAATGGTTATGCCCTATCTTGTTGTAGTGATTATGGTTTTTCATCAAGTAGAGATGAATATGGGATAGCTAGGGAACAAGGATCATGGAGTCATGCAATGGCCTGGATCGGCTGTGATGATACCCATGAATTGTATGATGAAACGTTGTTCCTAATCCAAAATAGCTGGGGAAAATGGAACGGCGGTCCTAAGAGACATGGACAGCCCGATGGCAGCTTTTGGGTTAGAGAGAAATCGGCTCGTGGAATTTTAAATAGTCGCGGCTCGTTTGTATTTAGCAGTGTAGAAGGATATCCCGCTAGACAATTGCCGCATTATGGTCTTGGAGGATGGGTATAATGGATGAAAATAAAACAGATTGGCGTATGTGGATAGGTATTATTTTAATCATAGCTGGTGTATTCTATAAACCAGGGACGTTTAATTTCGTTACCGAACCTAAGTTGGCTGAGCCTGAAGCGGAGATTGTAGAGCTAGTAAAAGACATAAGTATTAGTGACCCGACTGATTCCAGTAGATTAGCCGGGATGTTCAATGCAATGTCTCTACTACTTGATAAGATCGGTTTACCCACTAATTTAAAAGTTCAATACTTTATAGCACATGTCGGCAAGAAAACTTTTGGCACCGATTTACTGAGTAACGGTAAGCCCAAATACCCAAAATTTGCACCGGCAGTCGCCAAGGCTATGACTGAAATCCTTGGTCCTCAAACCGATACAAGTCCTATCACAGCAGACAAAAAGAGAAAATTGGCCCGGCTTTTTTACGGATTATCGTGGAAAATATATCGGGCCAAGACAGACCGTGCGTACGAAACATATAAATTACGAGCCGAAACAGTAATCAACGAGTACAATAAGGTAAAGCCAGATGAACCGGACGCTGAAACCTGTCCTTGTGCCGCAACTGGATTTATAGTGCATGGAGATGGGCATAAAACACCATGTCCGTGTGTTGCGGGAGGGAAACAGTGCAAGCACAACTGCAAAAAAACAACTAAACCGCCGACAATCTCAAAACCCGACAAACCACCTTCCCCACCCAAGAAAAGAGCACCTTGTTCTTGTGACACAAATTCGACCTACTGTATATGTGAAGAACGTTTTGGTAAGTGTAAGTGTAATTCGCGACATGCTGGTGGTTCTGACTCCTGTGGAAGACGTGGGGTCTTAGACTGGTTACTTAGGAGATAATAATGACACATATAGAAGATAAATTAATGCCACTGGGCAGCAAGGTACTACAGGAGACACAACGATACGCTAAAAGTGAGCGATACTCGATTGATCCCCTGACTATAATTACAATCATCCAGCTACTATATAAACTGGCCCAGATACTAATGAGCTGGTGGAGTAATAGAACAGACCGAGCAATTAACTCTAGTAAGAAGCTAAACTGGATGAAAAAGTTTGTCATTTGGCGATATGCCAGAGCAGGAGCAAGAAACCGCAAGGAAGCTAAATACATTTACGGCGGCCTTGTTAATACAATACCGAAATTCACCGACAGTGACCGTAAAATTTTGTTTAATACAGTAGATGAAAATCTATAAAGGAGAATTCACATGGGTACGAAATTACAAGCATTGATCAGATCGCGTAGATTTTGGATCGCGGCAGCTGGGCTTATTGTTGTGGTAGCTAAGGATACTATGGGCTTAGCACTTGATCCGACTCAAATCGTTGCAGTTGCAGGTATTGTTATTGCCTGGATTACTGGTGATACGTTCCGTAAGACAGAGTAAGGAGAGGGTCATGGGTGCTATAGTAGATTTTTTTAAGAACCTAGACCTTATCCAATGGATCTTGATGGGCGGCGGTCTATTCCTGCTATTCCCGAACCTTAAAAAATGGTGGAATGGATTTTGGGGAAACAAGGAGGAGAAACAAGAGGTGGCTCACGAAGGATCTCCGCTGTCGAGTGTAGTTTGTAAGTGGGAGTGTCTATTAGACGAATGTCATAAGCTTGAATTGCATGATGCATGTGAGAAGCTAAATGAACTATTTCCACTACTAGGTAAAGCATATGAGGCCAAGCATGGGAAAGAAGAAGGGGTCGATTCGGAGTAGAATCGTAGATGCATTCTTAGCTGAGTTAAACATTAGCCGTGAACTCGTGGCAGATGTTTTAAAGGTATTGGATCATGTCAGTGTAGAAGAGGTTGACAATGGTGTCGAAATCAATATTAGTTTAAAAAATATCAAAATTAAGATCGACACCGAGACCACAACACGAGAGGATGGCTGGATATAAACGAAAATAATCCATACAAATCGCCAAAAAGCGAACCAATCCCAAAGAAAAAACTGGAAATTGACTGGTTTGCTGCTATAATTATATTTGTAACGTTGCATGGGTCTACTCTTGCGGCAATATTATTATGGGAGTTTTTAAAATGAACGAGGTCAAACATTCTCCATGTCTTGTTTTAAATCAAGACTACACACCTCTACTTGTTATCAACTGGCAGCGTGCTATCTGTCTGCAAATAATCGGCAAGGAAGTACCTGGAGAGGGTATTAGAATCGAGAAATATTATGATGATGAGTTCATTACCTCCGCTGGTGGCGAGAAATTTGAGGTTGCCGCTGTTGCCGTATCTGGTAGATATGTCAAGCGGCGTCGTAAGATTGCTCTGAAGAAGCGAAACCTATTAATACGTGACGAGAGAACATGTCAGTATTGTGGACACGAGGTTAATCCTAAGAGTTCAACAATTGATCACGTTAAACCTAGAAGTCACTTCTCCAGGCCAGGACTGGCTCACACCTGGGACAATACAGTTATTGCATGTATACGCTGTAACTCGTCAAAGGACAACAGAACCCCTCAGCAGGCTCATATGAAACTGTTGACGGTTCCTAAAGAGCCTGACTATGGAAGTTTCTACGCAGGCATGTCCCCTTGGGCAACAAGACCGCCCGAGTGGGAGGAGTATCTGATGAGATGAACCGTAGTAATCGTTGTGATAACTGCAATCGTATGCTCAACGACGGTGATCGGGTAACGGTAATTATTCCCAATGTGGAGGTTACTGATAGATATATGAAGGACAACGCCACCGTCCGTCTTAAGCTATCACCCGATGCCGTCGAGATACGATCTGCTAAGATATACTGTAGGAATTGTTTGGACTATTCGGACCACTTTTTAGAGGACAATACGGATGAAACGTAGAGAACTATTTAAGGCATTGGCGGCATTACCACTCTTGGGACTTCTAGAGCCTGAAGCTACAATTGCTCAGGATAATGATATAGAGATTATATTCCCTAAAGACTCCTTGAAACGAGTAAGTGAGCAGCTATCAAAATCATGGCCTGGAAGAATCCCATTTGAGTTTAAAAATATAGTTAACCATAGGATTACAACTGAATTTGAACTACAACAGGTCTTTGGGTTAGGACAAATAGAGCTACTGGAGGATATACCCGAGGGCTATACTACAGAGATAGAGATCGAGATCAGGAACGATGATGGCAGTATTCAATCATATTTATTTGAATCAAAAGCCCCGGTTGGCACTTCTACATGGACTTGGACTCCAGACGCGGATGTGACGGAAAATAAAGTACCTACCAACCCATATCTTACACAGGGATTTAGGTGCTATTATGCTCTAGATGCTCTAGATTCTCTTGAGATTTTACATAAGGGAAAAAGTGTCCAGTTCCTTGATCAGATCAGCTCTGTTGGAGACTATGAGTTAGCCTGTAGCTATAGTGTTGAAGGGGGAACTGCTACCTATAATGTCAAAGGACTACAGTTAAAGTCGATCAGTTACTATAATCCGGTAGAGAACGTAGGAATGTGAAGCTGATGGATTATGATTTAAAATGTCCAAAATGTAACCATGAGTTTGAAGCAGATTGCGATTGGGATAAGGATCAGTGTCCTAATTGCGGCAATGGATTTATGTGGGATGAGCAATGTGCTCCTGACTTCTCGGATTGCTGGACAATAATATTATGGGAATCAAATAACTATGAATATTAATAGACGTAAATTCTTTCGAGTGGCGGCTGTTGGGGTAGCAGCCGCCTCTCTCCCTGCTTTCTTGCAGCCGGAAAAGATCCACGGCAAGAGTATTACCCCACTACATAACGGATTATATGCTTGGGAGGAATATGGTTTTGCAATATTTGACCCTCCCCCACAAGAGCCACAGGATTTTCCTCTACGATATGATCCTTATCTTACACAGTATAAGCTGGAATGGCATGAGGTAGAAGATAGACTCTTCTCTCAAGAAGATATTAAGCGATGTAGAGAACAATATCAAAAACATCAAGAAGAACGATTGGCGGAAATCCTATGTGGCCCTTTACGTCACGGTGTATATTCTAGTGATATTCTAGATAAGATATTTCTGGTAGATAGCTTATCTACTCACGCAACAGTTGAATTCCCCCTAGATATACTAAGGGCAGAGATATGAACATCAACCGTAGAAAACTATTTCGGGTGGCTGCTGTTGGATTAGCCACGGCTGCTCTACCCGTCTTTTTACAAAAAGATATAGTAGCTCAGAAGGTGGTTACAGAATTACCGGTAGGAGTTACTGAAACAGGTAAGGTTGATGGCCTACAGGGTGCTATTGATTTTTTGCTGGAACATGCTAAGGATGGTCGTTGGGATATAATGATTAGGGCCAAAGATATATTGGAGAGAAATTTAAAAAATATGCAGGAGAAGCAGGCCGCCGCTGAGATATTGAATTCATTGCCTCGTGAAGCCTATGATGAACGAGAGTTTATAGCATATACAATTCCTAACGGTGGCTATATACCCGAAAAGACGATAGTATCTGATATAGGAATCTGTACCAGATGTTTTTGCTGTTGGACCAAACAAGATGGCTGTTCTAATCCTGATTGCGAAGCCAATCTAGATTATCAAGTCTTCTATCAAAAGGACTATTATTATTACAGTGGTGACCAAAAAAAGAGTTTGAGTATCAATCTAAAAACTAATAAGGTGAAACAAATAAAATGAAAAGAAGAAACTTTTTGGGTGGAGCGGTCGCTGGACTCCTATCCCTAATACCATTTTCCCAAGCGAAGCCTGAAACCCAGGAGACTGTTAAAGCTCTAATAGATCTTGAGCCTAAAATATTCAAGTATAGGATGCCTCTTGGTAAAGATGATGACTATATAGAGAATGTCACCTTGGGCCATCCTGGCAAGGTCTGGACTTTCAATTACGATAAAGACGAAATGATGGAGAAACTGCGTCAGACCATGATAAGCATGGCCGAGGCTAATAAGAAAGCTGCCAATGCAGCTGATGAATTGGCAGGATGTCTATGGAATATTAAGGATGGTAAAGATCTATCACCTAAAGAGATTCGAACTGAACTTTATATATCTCCGGAAGCTCTAGAAGATATTAGAAACTGGGGAGTTGATGAGTTGAATGAGAAGACTAGGAAAGAGGTGTACGCAGGGTTTGCCCCAATCTCTTACGTTAATAACGCAAGGAGCTTATACCGTGCCGGAGTATAATTTTCAATGCAATAAATGCGAAACTCTTTTTAATAAGTTCTGGTCTATGGCGGATTATGATAAAAGAAGTAAAAACGTAAAATGCCCTAATTGTAAAACAAAAAAGGTGTATAGAGATTACGCTACTGATCAAGTTACTAGTAATGTAGTACCTATGCTATCTGAATGTAGCACTCTACAGCGGTATGCTGAAAAGCAATCGAAACAATACGGTAAAGAAAAATGCGAAAAAATGGCAGAAGGCTTTACCGAATATCGTAGAAACAAAAAGGGGGGCATGAAAGAGCTACCATCCGGTATGAAACGCTATGATGGTGCCGAGAGTATGCCTGCCGAACTAACTAAGCCCGCTGCTAAAAAGAAACGCCGGGCTGTAAAAAGAAAGAAAAAGAAATGAAGCGAGATCAAGTTGTCTTTCATCAGATAAATCCGGATCGTACCGAGCCTGCTAACGAAAGCATTTTTAAAGTATTTACTTTTAAGGGTAAGGAGGACTTTTTGGACGAAGATAAGTACCCGATGCTGGACCTAGAAGACACACAGAAGGCTTTCGAGTCCCCTGACGCTCACGCGATTAAACAAGTGGTGGGTAACCGGACCCGATATTTTGTAAAACGCGGTAAGGCAGGCAGGTTATTCAATCCTATTGGCTTATATTCCGAGGGCAGTCAGTATAGTCGTACTAGACACGCCGCAAAACCCAATTGGGAAATAAAAGAAACCACTGAAAAGATTTTTATCTACTATATTAAGTTCTTGCGTAGTAAGAATTCTGCGTGGCTTAACAATGCAGAAAGGGAAGTGTAATGGTTAAGGCTAAAGGGAGACTAGGGAAAAATGAAAAGTATATAATTGAGGGTATGTTTGAGGACGGACATAGTTTCGAAGAGATAGCAGAAGCAATTGATAGGAAGGCAGCGACTGTGGAAAAGCACATCCGATCTATCTCGGAAGCAGAAGCGGAAGCAGTAGAAGAGGGAGAACCGACGAAAAGGAAAAAGGCAAAGGCTCCCATGATCCGTAGGACTGTGAGCGGCAAGGAAGGCGTATCTATTATGACCGACGCAGCCTCCACGATTTCTGACCTCAACCGTAATAAGCCGAGTACAATTAAGAAACGCTACGAAGGAACTATTCATAAGATCTCGGATGATTAATGGCTAAAGAGCAAACAGAAAAAAATAGATACAAGTCCAGGTACTCCCCTCAAATCTGGGTCCATGCGGCCCAGTACGTCACTGAGCTTATCTGTGAAAAGAAAGCTAAAGTAGACAAGAAAGACTTACCAGTAAAGTTTTGGGAATTACCAGAATGGAATAAATACTTTCGGAATCAAATAGCGTCCGCTAATAAGTTGGTAAAAACTTATGGAGAGCATGCGGTCATCGCGGCCCTCCATGATAATAGAACCTGGAAGACTTATTCTCTGCGGGCTAAATGGTTGATTCCCATCATAGAAGAGTATAAAAGAAAAGCTGAACTTGCTAAGCAAATTGCAGAAAAGATATCTTATGACTTTTCAGAGAAGAGTACCTTTGAGAGTAACAATCGTAAGAAGTCTGTAATATCAAAGCTTAGGGATTTAGAATGACAAAAGAAAAAAAAGAAAAAGTAGTAGACAGTTTTGCCCCCGATTTAGTAAGTGTCCTCGGCGATGTCTTATTGGATGCGAAATACATAATAGATAACCCTCCACCCTTAATACCACTAACACCGAAATTAGATCTAGCGTTAGGTGGTGGGGTGCCAGAGGGTTCTCTTTTTATAATGACCGGTCCAGAAAAAGTGGGAAAGACCGTTACTGCTCTACAGTTCTGTAAAAATGCTCAGAAGACACTGTTAGAGGATGGGAGTCGCCGTAAGATTGTTTATGGTAATGTGGAAGGACGAGTAAAGAAACGAGATTTGGAGGGTGTTAATGGTCTAGATATTAACCCAGACTTCTTCCGGCTATTGGGTTCTACCAAAGGCAATATTCTATCAGGCGAAAAATACCTAAAAGCGTTCGATCATATGGTATACCACATACCACACTCTGTCGGTGTAATTGACTCCTTCTCAGCACTAGCTTCAGAAAAAGAACTGGTGGAAGATTTAGAGGATTCACAAGTAGCAGTAATGCAAAAGTTTATTGCTAAATTTACACGGCGATTTGCTAATGTACTGCCGATTAATCGTGTTACTCTAGTAGGCGTCACTCATATGATGGCTAATATTGGAGCAATGGGAAACGCTCGTAAAACGTCAGAGAAGTCAGGGAATGCTTTAAAGTATGCCCAGGATGTCAAGTTGCGAGCAACTCATAGAATGCCTCTGAAACAGGGGGAACGACAGATAGGTCAACATATACATTGGATAGTAGAAAACACTGCTACCAATGCCCTGCCCGGTCAGAAGGTAGTTAGTACTATGAAGTATGGCCGAGGCATCTGGGAAGAATGGGAGTTGGTGGATATTGCAAAAGACTTCAGTATCATCAAGGGAAGCAAATGGCTAACACTTCCAGGAGTAGACTCACAACTTAATGGGCAGGGACAAGCTGCCACTTACTTAGAAGAAAACCCGAACGCTTATAGTGATTTATATGCACAGGTTAACGAAATGATGGGGATTTAAAAATGGATCGTAGAAATTTCTTAGCAGGGGTTTCCGGCCTGTTGGCCGCTGCCCCTATTTTACCTGGGCTGAATTTACTTAATCAAAATTACAGAGAGCTAGATGTAGAAGAGGCTGATTGGCGAGATATAATACCGGTTAAGCCCAATCCTGCTACGCCACAAATAAAAGAGGCTTTATCTACAGCTGACCTCAGGGATGTGTTAAGTGCAGTTGCAGAGATACCAGGAGACCCAGGCTTCTATGGTTTTTCATATAGTTCAATCTTTGAACCCGTAATGATGAACTATAGCTCCTTGGCAGAATTTCCTTTAGATGATCTAATATCTATCTTTCTTGATAGTAATAAGCAAATAATAAGATCAACGTTCGCTGATCCCCATCAAGACTATGTAAAATTAGAAATGGCCGAATGGGTCGGAGATGACAAAGAGATAAGTATCCGTCCCTTTTCAAAGGATCGTAACTGGGATAGTATTGCGGCCTGGATACAGGAGATGCAGAGCAGCTTTCAGTCTAAGGTGAGCTATTCTGCATGGTCTCTCTTACTAGAAGCTGCTAAAACTAGTCCTGCATTAGAGGTGACAAATTTTATCGGTAAAATTAAAGAGAATATACCCCTCATGAAAGCTGCTATGCGTAGAACGATTGGAAATAGCAGTAGCGAACTGATGTGCGGGCATGTGGGACCAGTTCAAAACCTTGACCGTCCGGGGTTTTGCGATCTAGTACGTCCTCAAGCAACCGACTTATATGTGCCTACCCATACCTACCTAGCATTAGAACAACAGTTTAAATCTATGGTAGATGAGATGAACAATATGATGCGTCCCGAAATTGATCTAAGACAAGAGTGGGATCGATTTCGACCAGATAATCAGCGGATGACCATACTAGGCGTTAATATTTGTCATGCCCCTGAACTATCATGGTGGAATAAAAAGCTTCATTGGGGAGTGCTTTTTGATCTACGTCATAATGACTATTGCGTTCAACCGTACTATGATCTCCCGGAAATGATCACTAGAACTATTGAGAATGGTAAAGTCTCTGGTAGGGTGTGGGGAAGGTTAGGTATGGGAGTACTAGATACTAGAAAGATCATGTTGGTAAAATGAAAATAAGAGACCTAGATGGAAATATAGTAGAATGGAAGCCATCAGGGGAGATCGTTACTGCTCAAGATACTAGGTCAAGATCAAAGCTACACCTAAGTGCCCGAGCTATTCTTTATGATTTGTTTCCTACTACTCCTATTTTAGAAGAAGTAACCGTCCCTATACGTCGAGGTACATCGCAGTATCTCGACTTTTTTATCAACTCAATAAAACTCGGCGTTGAGGTACACGGGCAGCAGCACTATAAATTCAATAGTCTGTTCCACTCTACGGCACGTGACTTTTTAGATCAGAAGAAACGGGACAGAGATAAAAGAGAATGGTGTGAGACAAACAATCTTACTCTTATTGAACTACCTTATAATGAAGAGAAATCATGGCAGAAAATGATACAAGCTCGTTGACACCTAAGGGCCGGATGGAGGCTGTTGAAAAGATCTTAGACGAGTACGAGACAGCTCTCGGTCTACCCAGGTTTCAAGAAGACTATGTGGGCGAGTCTGAAGTAACGACATATATAGAAATGGACCGGAGATCAATGGAGAAGTTGACCCTGGAGGACTGTGCAGAAATTGCTATAGCTCTAGATCAATTTGCCTTTCATCTCCAAAGGGCTGTCAACCGTGAAAACGCACGAGTGAACTGGGCTACTGATCTACTCAAAGAAATGATTTCCGGGCGAGAGTGTCAATACCAGGGCTCGTGGGATAGCCAGTTCCACCAAGCAGTTAAGGGCGATGCATTCACCAGACAGGTAGCCAAGATACAACGATACGCTCAACAACGATCAGATAGAATAACATATTTAGCAAATGCTGTGAGAAATCGCAGCAACTTGTTTATTAATTTGCAGAAAGCAAAGGTAATGAAGGGATGAATAGAAAAGAAAGAATAGCGGCCCTGTTGTCGCAAATGGATAATGAAACACTAGAACAGTTGGAGAGTGCATTAGCTCCTGATGAAAATAATTCCCCGGCTCCAGCCGGTAAGAAAAACAATCGGAAACGAGGCAGAGGTAAGAAGCGACAGAAGTATGAAGAGATTCATAGCATCAAGGAAACGGATGAAGAGAAGCCAACTAATAATAAAAGTCAAAAAAGAAAGTCCCGAAAGCGTAAATCACAGGGTGGACCTAGTAAGGGAAAGCAGTGCCGAACAACTCAGATGGATACAGAATCCCGACGAGTTAATAGGTTCGACGAGTTTATTAAAGGCACCTCCCTAGATCCGTCAGAGCAGGAAGAAATGAAAATAGCTCAAAATACAGATAAAAAACGTAAGAACCATAAACCGTTTCGAACCAGCCGAACAAACCCTATTATTGAGGTTAGGTGTCGTGGTTGTAAAGAGTATTTTGATGTAGCAGCAAGTCTTGTTACTGACCACAAGAGATATAAGTGTAACGATTGTTCGGGGAGTGCGTGTGGATGATACTGTCAGATCCAGCAGCAGAACGTGCTGTGTTAGCAGGGATATGTAGGTATGCTGGCGATGCATATCTAGATGTTGCTGATCTAATCAATAGTGAGACGTTTACTATTGAAGCGAATATAGTTATTTACACCTGTGTTCAAAGATTTTTAGAAGAAGATAATAGTAGGAAGGTTGACGTAGCATCGATTTTGTCTGCGGCTAATGAATTGGGCTTATCCTCATTCTTTCAGGCTAACTCAGAGCTAAATCACCTGTCCGCAATCCTTAAGTTTCCTGTTCTACTTAATAATGTACGTAGATTTGCCGCCAAGATTCGTAAGCTGCAAATTGCCCGTATGATGTACACTCAGCTTGAGGAAACCAAAAGTCAATACTTAGATGTTAAGGGAGACGAACCTATCTCTCATATTCTAGGGTTGGCTGAAGAATCTATTTTTGATTTTACTGCTTTACTAAATGACCAGGATGATTCGCCGGAACTGCTCTTTGGGGATCTAGAAGAATTCTTAATTGATAAGGCAGATAATCAAGTAGATCAAATAGGTATCTCTACAGGGTTTCATAAGTATGATTTTGCTATCGGCGGTGGACTACGTAAAGGAACTGTAAATGTAATCGGGGCCCGAACTAAAGTGGGCAAGTCACTGATTGGGTTGAACATGGGGGTCTCAATGGCCGAGCGAGAAATCCCGGTCCTCTACCTTGACTCTGAAATGACCAAGCAGGATCAGCAGAGCAGAGGAGGGGCAATGATCTCATACCCCACAAGAAATCAGGCTACTATTAATGACATTGAGACAGGGAAGTTTGCCTCCAATGAGGTGGACAAGACAGCCCTAATTAATTTAGCTAAACAAAAAAAGGGCCTGCCATTTTACCATAAGAATATCGGCGGTAGAGCGTTCGAGGACCAGCTATCTATTATGAGACGGTGGATAGCTAGGACGGTGGGACTTAATGATTTAGGAAAAGCTAAAGATTGTGTAATCATCTACGATTACCTTAAGCTTATGGAGGCGTCAGAACTAGCTAAGACCGACATGAAAGAGTTTCAGCTGTTGGGATTCATGATGACATCCCTCCATAATTTTTCTCTACGCTATGAAGTGCCTATCCTATGTTTTATCCAACTAAACAGAGATGGAATCACTAAGGAGTCTACTGATGCCGCTAGTGGTTCTGACAGGATTATGTGGCTATGCTCTAATTTCGCGATCTATAAGGAAAAATCAGATGAAGAAATAGCTAAGGATGGAACGGAACATGGCAATAGGAAACTTGTACCGATCATTGCTCGTCATGGTGAAGGGTTAGAGACTGGTGACTATATCAATGTATTAATGCAAGGTAAGTATGCCAAGTTAATCGAGGGGTCTACTGCACTAGAACTGGAAGCCGGAGGATCATATAACGATGACGACCCAGAATACCAAGACGACGAAGACGTGGCGTTCTAAATATACGGATCAGAAAAAACTAAACACCCTCTGCGATATTGTCCTCGATAAGATTGAAAATCTCTACGAATACTTTGATGTAAGGTGGAGTCGAGGAGCCAAGGTTGTATTTTCTTCTTGTTTCGTTCACGGTGGAGACAATAGATCTGCACTAAATTTGTACTATAACGCAGACTTCAGAGTACACTTTAAGTGTAGGACAAGAGGTTGCGAGGAGCATTTTGGCACGTCGATCTTAAGTCTGGTTCGTGGTGGCCTATCTCATATTAAACATGACTGGAAGAGTCCGGGTGATAATGAAGTTACATTAGACGACACTATTGACTTCTTACTAAATCGCTTTG